GGGAAGGTCATGAAATTAATACAATTCATTCAGAAATTAATTCAATTTGTGATGCTGGAAAAAGAGGTATAAATATTAATAATTCTACAATATATATAACACATTACCCATGTATAAATTGTTGTAAATCTATAATTTCTTGTGGAATAAAAAATATAATTTACTTAAATAATTATAAAAATGATGAAATAGTTGATATTTTATTAAAAAATAGTAAAATAAATATACTAAAGTTGCAATAATCTGTAATAATCTGCAATATTGCATTTATAAAAATATTGTATTATTATATATAAAATAGCTTACTAAATAATTTCATTAGTTTAAATTTAACGATAATTATATTATTTATATATATGGGAAATAATAATAGTAAAAGTATACAATATATTCCGGGTAAAAAAGCTAATAATAATTACATTAATTTTGATGAAGAAGAAAAAAAGGAAGTTATAAAAAAAGATGATTTTATTAAATTAAATGATGATGATAATAAATATATATCTATAAAACCTATAAAAAATACACATTTTAATTTATAAACATATTTTGAATATTTTGCATATTTTGAATATTAAAAATTAATATAAATTTTATTAATTATTTAAATAATATAAAGTTTTTTTTTTAAATATATTTAAATATGTATGGTCAATATATTGTACCTTCAGTAGATGAATGTGCTAATCTTGGTGTCGGTCAACCAAGTAATAATAACTTACCACTAGATATTATAAAAAAAAGTTGCTTAGAAATTAATAATATAGAAGATAAATCTTTGCTTCAATATGGAGATATACCAGGATATAATAAATTTAGAACAAGTTTAAGTAATTTTTTAAGTAAAGAATACGATAGTATTGTTGACAGTAATAATTTATTTTTAACAAACGGTGTTACGGGTGCTGTTAGTCTTATAATTTCACTTTTAATAAATAAAACTAGAAAGTTATATGTAGAATCAAGTAGTTATTTTATAATGATAAAAATTTTTAAAGAATTTGGTTTTGATATCGATGTAATTCAACTAGAAGAAGATGGATTAGATTTAGATGAATTTGAAGAAAAATTAAAAAATGATAAAAATGAAACAAAAATACTATACACAATTCCTATTTTTAGTAATCCTTCTGGTATTACTATGTGTCATAAGAAAAGACTAAGATTAATTAAATTAAGCGATAAATATAATGTATATATAATTTCAGACGAAACATACCAATTATTATACTTTGATGAAAAACCACTTGTTCCGCTATTTTATTATGGAAATGAAAATTCTAAAATATTTTCATTAGGTTCATTTTCTAAAATTCTAGCACCTTCATTAAGAGTAGGTTATATACAATGTAATAATATTTTAATTAATTTACTAAGAAATAGTGCACAACTTGATTCTTCCGGAGGATTAAATCCTTTTTCATATAGAATAATTAACAATATTATAGACAGTGGAGACTTAGAAAATTACTTAAATGAAACAAGATTAACTCTTAAAAAAAATTGTGATGAATTATGTAATAATTTAGATGGTTTAACTTTTAGAAAACCAGAGGGTGGATATTTTATTTGGATAGAAAGTAATTTTGATTGTATTGCATTTTTGGACTATTGTAGTGGTAAAAAATTAAAATTTCACTGTGGTAATAAATTTTCATCTGAAGGTAAATTAAAAAATTACTTTCGATTAAGTTTTTCATTTTATAATAGTGATGATTTAGCAGTAGCAGGTAAGAGATTATCTAAATTATATAATGAATATAATAAATTAATTACTTTGTAATAATTTTTAATATTTATAATACTGATTAGTTTGTATTTTATATATTATAAGGCGCAACAAATTTTAATAAACAATACGTTATATAATTAAATAAATTTTTTATATGAATTATATATAATTTAGAAAAATAGTTATACTGTAATATATAATATGTTAAAAAAAACAATTTTAGGTTCATTATTTGTGGGTTCCTTTGTAGTATTATGTCATTCGTATTATTATAGTAGTAAAAATTTGAAGGATTATAGTATAAGGAAAAATTTTAATATAATTAATGAAGAAAATATAAATAAATGTAAATATATATCAGATAATATTAAAAAAAAATAGTAGATTTACTAGATAAATATAATTAATATAAAATTATTTTAATTTTTATAAATTATAAATGGGTAATAGTTGTGTTAAATCATTATAATTGCTCTCTTAGTTGTATAATTTAGGAGAGCAATTATAATGATTTAAAAACATCTTTAGCAGATAAATATGCTGTACTAAATAAAAATGTTAATAAAAAAAAGGAAACAATTTTATAATTCGTAATGTTTTTTATTGATAATTATAGAATCTTTTTGTTGTTGTGTATAAATTTTAAAATATTTATTTAATAAAAATGATGTAAATTTATCTATATCATTATACATTGGTTCTTGGGACAGTAGAGGAATTATCCAATTATCTTCAGTTTTTTTCTTAATACGATTTAGAAGTTTAATAATTTCATTAAATTTATATTCTAGATATTGTTCTTTTTTAAGTTTAGAATAAATATATGATATAATTCTCCAAATATCAAAAGCATAACAGATAAGTTGTACATTATCTTTATTTAAATATTTATACATTTTTTTTTCTAAATCTTTATCATTTTCAAAAGCAGTTTTATAAAATCTTTTTGCTTGTGAAATAATAGAATCATAAATTTTTTCATATGGGTCTTTACCAATAATAAGACTTCTTCCAAAATCCCAAATTTTTAAAATATAACCATAATTAGGAATATAATAGATAACATTATTAACCATATAAGACCAGAAACCACCAGAAATTACTTTACTAACTAAGATATTACCACCATGACAATCAAAGTGTACAATTTTATAAATTTTAGAAAGAGCGTATATACCATTAATAATTTGAAATATAAAAGTAATAAAGATTTCTTGTGATAATTTTTCTACTTCTTGTGTAGAGGAGATAAGACCTTTTATACTATCATCACATAATTCATTAACAATACAAAGGCTACTTGTTCCAAAACCTTTTTTACGTTCCATTCTTTTATATATTTGTTGTTCTGATGAATCATTACTTAATTTTAACTTTTTTCTAATTTGTAAATTATTATAGTATTTTTTAATATTTGGATTCATATAATCATCTTTATTACAATTTTTACAAATAAAATATAGAATAATAACAGGAAGATTTTGAGTATTATAATTTTGCACTATATTGTAACAACAAGTGAGTAGGTGAAGTTCCTTCCAACTTTTATATTTAATATTTTTAATATTATTCGCTTCTTGATATGTTAATGGAATAACTTTTAAAGCAGCTTTATATTGATTATTATTTCTATTTATATTTACAAAATAAGCTTCTGCATCAACAGAACCACCTACTTCTCCTAAATGACCTGATATAAAAGAATCAATTTTTTTTTTTAAAGTATATAATAAAACAATATCATTTTTATAATTTTTTTTAATAAATGTTTTTATATTATTATTTTCAGTAGTAAAATAATCACGTATTTTATTAGCATACTTTCTTCTACTATTTATATTTACTAAGTAAAATAATGAATATGAATCAGACATATTTAATTATATATAATAATTTGTATAATTTAAACTTATTAAATTATATAAAAATAACATTATAATAAACTAAATATGGATTATAGTTATTATGAATATAAAATAAAAATGAAAAATATATTAATAAAAAAAGAATATAATAATGAAGTAGATGAAATAAATAATATAGTAAATAATGATAATTTTATAAAATTTGTAGAGGAAATTAATATAAAATATAATTATATAAAATTATATAATTTTAGTGCTAAAGAATACTTTTATAAATATGAAAATGATTTAGTATTATTTAATTTATTAGAAATAATTTGTAAAACAAAATTAAAAGAAGAAAAATTTAATAATTATATTTATAATTTTTATGAATTAACATATTATATTATTGATAATAGAATACAATTATTAAATAGTTTAATAAGAGAATACTATAGTATATGTTTAAATTATGATACTCTATCAAGAAAATATAAAAAAGATTTTGATAATTACAGAATAAATATGAGAAAAAAAATAAAATTTTTAAAAGAAAAAAAAAAAAATTTATTTATAAAAGAAAGTTTAAATTACATATTTATTAATCATTATAAGAGAGATTTAAAATTAATTAATAATAAAAATTTTGATTTTAATGATATAAATACAAATAAAAATTATATATTATCAATAGAATTTTATAATAATTCTAATATAAAAGAAGATATATTAATAAAATTTATATTAGAATTATTATATATAAATAAAGTAGAAAATTTACATATATTATTCAAATATATAAAATATTTTGTTTATAATTCTAATTACAAAGATAATATAGATAATATAGTAATAGATAGATTATTAGAATACTATATTAAAGTGGAAAAGGATGGAAGTATTTATGATTATGAAAAAATAAATATGAAAAAAGAAATAATATACTTTTTTAATAATAATAAAAAAATATTAAATAAAAATGATAATAAATTACTAATAAATTTTATTTATATATTATTAATAGATATAAGTAATTATATAATTGAATACACAAAATTAGATAAAGAATTAGAAGAGAAAAAAAAAGATAATAATACATTGGAAATAAATATAGTAATTAGAGAAAAAAATTACTACTTATTACTAATTTCTAAATTTACAAATGTTATAAAAAAATATAATAATAAAATATTATTAGAGGATGAAATTATTAATAAATTTATTATAGTATTTAATGATTTAATAAATTTATTAATAGATAAATTATATGTAGGTTCATATATGAATCAAATAGATTTAAATGATATAATTAAATTATATAATAATTTATATGTAGAAAATGGAAAAAAATTTATAAAAAATATTTTAAATGATGAAAGATATTGTAATAATGTAAATTTTTTTATAAAATTAATTGATAATACAAATATTGATAATAAAGAATTACTTTATATAATAATAGAAAAAATTAAAAACAAAAATATAAATCAAATTGAAATTCCTGAAAAATATTGTGATCCTTTATATTATACTTTAATTAATATTCCCATTGAACTTCCAGGTTGTTTAAATATTATGGATGAAGGTATTATTAAAGAATATTTATTATTAAAAAATGAAAATCCATTTAATAGAGAATATTTAGATTTAAAATTACTATATTTACATAATAACAAAGATGATGTTAAAAAAAGAATAAATAATTTTAAAAATGAATTAAAATTATTTAAAGATAATAATAATTTAAATTAATTTAAAGCAATGGACTTGTGGAATCAAATCCTCCTTCCATTTCATATCCATTATATGAACCATAATTAGGATCAGTATAATTTGCAGCATTTCTAAGTTGTTCTGCTATAATTGATTGTGTATTTGAACTAAAAAAATTTTTCCATATAAAATATATAATAAGACACACTACTACTAAAATTATTAATGCAAAAAATGCCATTAATATTTTAGTAGTAGTTGTCATAGGTTTTCTTGTTCTAAATCTTCCAAACAATATATATAAAGCAGGAATAAATGATAATGGTGGTAACCAAAATATAGGCATCCAAAAAATTAAATAAATCCACATGCTTCTATAATACATTCTTGCCATTAATTGACCAAAAAATGGTAAAAAACTAGTCATAGCAGCATAAAAAACATTTACTAAAAAACTCATAAGTTATATATATATATTATATTTTATATTAATAAAAAAATATTTATTAGTAATATATGAATAAAAAAGTATTTAAATCATCTTTGGATAAAAAAGTATTTAAAACATCTTTAGATAAAAAAGGTAATATAGTTTTACATTATTTAAATAATAAAAATGAAATAAAAAAAAAAATTCATAATTTTTCAAAACAATTACCATTAAAATATCCTCATTATAATTCCGAATTAAATAATTTTGATGATTATTATGAAAAATATTATAAATTTGATAAAAATCAAAAATATGAAATAAATATGGATTTAAATAATGATTACAATTTTGAAACAATTAAAAAAGAAAACTGGTCAAAAAGTAATTATGATTATGAAAAATTATTTAAGGACCCAGAATATAATATTAATTTAGATAAAATACAACCGTTAGAATATAATGAAGTATGCTTTAAATATTAAATTTACATTAAAGTATTTAAATATTAAGTTTAAAAATCTTTTTTATTTCATCCGTGAAAAATAAATCTTTGAAAATAATTAATTTTTTATAACATTTATTAATTGTTACTTGACTTATATCACATTTATCAGAAATAAGTTTTTTAGATAATTTAAGATTACATACTTGAGAAATAAAATATATAACACCTGCTGCAGTAGCTGGAGGAGTGTTCTCTGTAATTTCTGGTAAAGTATCTGATAATTTAGTAATTAATAGAATTAATTTAATATAATTATTATTAATACCTAATTTATTACAAAAATTTGGAATAAAACTACTTGGGGAACTTACATTCAATTTAGAACTTAAATTACTTTTAACATAATTATTAATTTCTAGTAATTTTTTTTTTGCTAAAGTTATTGTAGAATTTTTTATTTGAAAAATTTCAGAAATATCTTTTTGTGATTTAGTAACATTATTTATATTACAAGCAGTAAATAAACATGTCGCAATTAAAGCTTTTCTGTTAAGACCTCTTGAAATTTGAACTTCTCTAAGATTTTTATATAAAATTTTAGCATCATCAACAATACATGCATTTATATCATTATTAATAGCCATAATTTGCAATTGTTCAAATATATTTAATAATGACCTATCACTATACGAAGAAGTTATATTTCTATGAATAGTTCTTAAAGTTCTTATTTCTTCATTATTTTTACCTTTACAATTAATCGTTGTTCCACATGACATATTTAATAATAAATTATTTACAGGCATACCACATCTAGTAGGGTCAGATGATTTAGTATCATCACTACCGTAAAATCTCCACTCAGCATTTGTATCTATTATTCTTCTTAATTGTTCTCCACAATTAGAACAACTTAAGTAACCATCATTATAAGTCATTAATGCTTCTTTATTACAAATAGAACAATGAAATTCAATATCTTCATCATTTTTTTCATCATTATTATCTATATTTTTTATGTCAATAGAAGGCTTAAAGGACTTTTCAATTAAATTATGTATATCCCATATATCTTTTTCAGTATGAATTGACATTATAATTATAATTATTATTTCTTTAAGTAAATCAATTTTAGATATTAATTATTTAGATATTAATTATTTAGATATTAATTATTTAGATATTAATTATTTAGATATTAATTATTTAGATATTAATTATTTAGATATTAATTATTTAGATATTAATTATTTAGATATTAATTATTTAGAT